TTCTGACAATTTTAAAATTGATTCTTCAGTGTCTACAAACTGAACAGCCTCAATCACTACGGGCTTCTTTCTGTATTTCATCTTTCGTCCTCATCATTTAGTTTAAAATCGTTCAAGGTGCTACCACCTTTTTTATATTTCAGTTCAATGTGTCCATAACCCGAACACCTGCAATTTGGGTGCATAGGGTACATATTCACGCCTTTTTCCAATTCATCAACCGGAAAGGCCTTGCCGTCCAAAGGCGCGCATATTTCACACGCTCCCGGTTCAGCTACAAAAATGAAATGTGTGAACTCACCATCCACCAGCATTTCTTTTTGTGTATCTGCATTGATTCGGGCTATTTCTGTTTTTATTAACCTTTCAGCATTTGCCTGACTAGTACCATATTTCTTAGCAAGTCTTTTCCGTTCTTCCTTATACCCCATCATATCTGTGTAAATACGATTAAGGGAAGCAAACACGTCTTTTTGTAGGGCTTGCTGTAAGCCTGTCTTACCCCAGACACGGCTTGAAAAAGATTCACCGTAGAAATCAGCGTCTAAAATCGCCTCTAAACGCTTTTTGACCCCTTTGGATGAATTACCCAAAATCCCCGCTTGTCGCTCAAATTCTCTTAGTAATTCATCCCTACGAGCCTTATCAAACATTTCATAAGTTTCAGCCGTCAAATTCTGAATTTCAAGATCTAATTCAGCTTTTAAGAGTTCCAGCCGGCTTACTTTCATCTTTAAGTTATAAGTTCTTAACCATTGATTGGTACCGGGTGAAAAGTCTTTCTCTTTTACAGCTTTATAAGCCTTACGATTGAACTTGGTAACGTCCATTTGGTCAGCCCGTTTCATAGCTTCCTGTTTGGTTAAACCTTCACGGTTTGCATAGTTGATATAAAACCGGTCTATCTTCCCTTGTAAACGGTCATAAGATTCCTGGTAAATTTCAACCAAGGCCCTTTCACGGTCTAAATCTCGCTTCATTAGGGCGCTTTGTGCCTTGCGTTCCGCGTTATACTTCCGGTTGTCCGCTATTTTCAAGTTCATCCGTGATACCTACGCTTTTCGCTCTTTCAAAATCGCTAGCGCCTTCCTCTTTCTTGATACGGTCTATTTCCGTTTCATAGTCGGTAAAGCTTGCGTTATTAAGTAGGGTTTCTTGCGATACTTCCCCGCCCGCTTCGATATAAGCTTTTATTTCCGTCCAAACGTCTTGTGGTAAGTTCGGATGGAAAGTGAAGGTTAGCTTGTCAGCCTCAATCTTAGGACCGTTTACAGCCTTATGAATGTTACTGATCAACTCATACCGACGACGCAAAGCCTTAGTAAAGTATGTTTCCTTGTCTTTTCGGACTTGTTCAAGCCCAATCATCTTATAAAGTAAGGCAATTCCGGACTGTGTGGAATTGAAACGATCATCATCAAGGTTAGGAATACGACTGAAGCGGTGAATATCATTCGCCAAACGGTTTTTATAAGCTTCCGTGCCTTGTACGTCGTATTGCTTATAAATATACCCGGCGTCTGCTGTCGTTTGTTGACCGTTCGCACTAATTCCCGTTTGAAGTAGTAGCGTATTAGCGTCCTTCATCTTGGCCACATTGTCAGCCGTTGCCCCAATAGCTTCCAAGTCCCCCTTAATTAACAACATAGCGTCATTCAAATCGCTCATGTAATTCGCGGTGTCTGATTCGCTAGCGTCGTAAGCGTCAATCAGGGAGATTTCACTTTCATAGTCACCCATCCGGTAACGATTGTTCCACCATTCCACAACTGGAATGTCGTTATAGTTATGTTTTGTTGCTTCATCCAAGATAAGGCGCGGGCTGTAATAAGTGAATGGCTTATACTTAATCACTTGATCTTTAGTATAAACCGTCATATTAACCCGATCATTATAAATTGGAAGATGGACCGCGCATATAATATTTTGTTCCACGGTCAAATCTCGGACCACAAACATTTCAAGCGGACTAATCAAAACGACTCGGTCCATATTGTCGCGATCACGGAAATGATATTCATAAGCACGGCCATAAACAGAAGCGTCAAAAGCTAAATCACCATTCAGGGCGTTAATATCATTATTCCATTCAATCTCTTTGATTGATTGTAACTGGTCTTTGTTTCCGCCTTCCATAATTCCCACGGTAACAGGGTTACCGATAACGTAGGAAGTAGCAAAACCTGAAATATAACCACCCCAGCGGTGTCTCACTCGGTAATCAGCCTTTTCCTTATCCATTCGACGTTTACCGCTTAAAATGCTGTAATTGTTACCCTTAGCATACGAATCTAAAACCCGTAAACGTTTTTTCTGGTAATCGAAAAATGTTGTCAGCATTTCCCGGAAGGCTTTCTTACCTTCCGCTGTGTTTAGCAATTCTTCAGCGGAAGAATATCTAAATTGCTCATTGGCTAGCCTACTAAATTGCAAGCTATCGTTACGGGTTGAAATTTCAATATCCAAGCCGTGTTCAAATTCATTCACATGATCCATCTTTTACCTACCTTCTAAACAAACGATTTACTTTGGAAATCGTCTTATTAACATCCAATTCCTTTTTCTTTTGGAAAATTCGATCTTGAACCGCATAGCGTACAGCGTCCAAACAGTGGTTATAGCTGTCCACCGGTTCATTAATGTATTCATTAGTAGCCTTGTCTTTCTTCCAGGTGTAATTTTCTAATTCTTCTATGGTCTTTACGCACCTTTCATCAACTATGATTTCATATTGTAAAATATACTGGATCCCTTGCATGACTGACCCAGGGCCTTTTATAACGTCAATTACCCGTGGAATATCTAGGTTTCTTAGTTCCTGATTTGATTTCTTTTCAGCACTATCAGCCCTAATAATCTCCTTAGCATATCCAAGTGCCTTTATCGCTTCCGCTATCTTGTCATTCGTAAGGCCTTTCTTAACGTATTCTTCCACGATATATAGACGCTTGTTTTCTTCATCAATTTTGACGTGCATGAAGGCTGACGGGTCATTGATGAAACCATAGTCAAGGCCAAAATCTGACGGAAGGTGACTTAGTTCATCCTTGTTTAAGAGTTGCTTCTTATACTTTGGAAATACAAGCTTGTCCAGTGTTGCGAACTCACCCAAAGCGTAAATTTTATAATAAGCCTCGTTCCTGTTTGCTAGCTCCTCGATATTCTCTTTTGTGAGATCATCAAGAAACCTATTGTCTTTATATGTCGTTTGATAAATAACGGTATTTTTAGGCTTCTTCACAAAGAAGGCATTATATACCCAATTAACCTTAGAAACCGGGTTAAACATCAAATAGATCTGCTTGTTAGGGTGTTTCTTATCCCGTAAACGCAAGGTCAACTGTGTGTAATCATCCAAGGTAAACTCTGAAGCTTCTTCCATAACCACGTCAGAAATACCCTTGATGGACTTAATTTTTTCCGAATTGTCTAACCCTTTAAAAATAAATTGGGCGCCGTTTGGTAATTCGATACGGTAAGCGGAATTATTAACCTTACAAGCACCAAGTAGGCCCCAGGCTTCCAAGCATTGTTTAACATCCTCAAAGATAGAATCATAAACACTTGATCCAACTTTCCGCAAAAAAAGAACCTTCCTTGGATATTTCCAAGCCTGAAGGCTCTTAAAAACTACTTTTTGAATTACTCCATGACTTTTTCCGCTGGAAGCCCCGCCGTAGTGTATTTCTGTAAAAGTGCTATAGTCGGTTAATTTGTCGTAAATATGCTTATTAAAAACCCGGCTTGGATTTTTAATTTTAATTTTAATCTGTGGTTTCTTCATCGTCCCAGCTACCTAGTTCAATTTCTACCACCCGTTGAGTGATTTCCTGCCTATCCACAAATAAGCCGTACCGTTTACCTAAATCAACCGCGGAAGCCCGTCTAGTTGCCACTGATGGTTTTGCTTGCACTACCTTTTGCGTACCTTCACCGTCTAGGACCAAAAGCGGTTCCGTTACTTCACCACGCATAACAGCGGTTAGAAACTCTAACACTTCTTGTTGATCCGCGACGCGTTCGGATTTAAGTTTTTCAAGCTGTTCATCTATATAGGCTTTTACCTTAGTATTTCTTAGTAACTTACTACCATTTACTTCAGCGGTTCCATTCTTAACTTTTGGATAAGCTTTCAAATAAGCTTCCGTAGCGTTCAATGAAATGATATAATGATCCGCAAAAATCTTTTGCCTTTCCGTCATTTCCAAAATCTTTTGGCTCCTTTCTGGTAAAATTTAAACAAAAAAAGGATAAATCCTTCTGATTTATCCCCATTACTTGATACTAACATTTTATCACATTGAAACAATCGTGCCTTTACAATGAAAATATATGAAATTTGAACTATACCGGCAACTATCAAACGTTATCACCATTAATAATTCTATCCAGTTCATCAATCGCGGACCGTTTCAAGCGGTAATAAGTAGGTATAGAAATACCGTCCAAATCGTTACAAATATCCAAAACGTGTTTTTTAACAATATAAGTAAGTCTTAATACCGTTCTTTGTTTGGGATCTTTTAACTGGTTGATTTT